TATAGTTCTGAATTAGGAAAGGCTTTAGCCAGAACATACGATCAGAACGTAGCAAAGGTAATTGCAAATGCTTCTAGAGCTTCTACTACTCTTAGTGGTGGTAATGGAGGTGTTGTTTTAACTCTTGCTTCTGGTAATACTGCGTCAGCAAACGTTACTGGTGACGAGTTAGCAGCAGCTATCTACGATATTGCTCAGACATTTGATGAAAGAGACATTCCTACTACAGATAGATGTGTAGTTTTACCACCTGCTGAGGATTACAAACTTGCAGAGTCAGCAACAAGAACAATAGATGTTGACTTTAACCCAGGCGGTAACGGTTCATTTGCATCAGGTAGAGTTCAGCAAATTGCTGGTATGCCTGTAATGATGTCTAACAACGTGCCTCAGAGTAACGTAGGTTCTAACCCATCAGGTGCGAACAACACATACTCAGGTGACGATAGTAAAACTATTGGACTTGTATTCCATAAGTCTGCTGTTGGTACAGTTAAATTAATGGATATGACAACTGAGATCTCAGGATCAGATTACAACTTAATGTATCAAGGTACATTAATGGTTGCTAAGTATGCTCTTGGTCATGGAATCCTAAGACCAGAAGCAGCAGCAACAATTAAATTATCTGCTTCCTAATTTACAAAAATGGGGTATCTTATTATTAGATACCCTTTTTTTTATGTCACCAATGGGCAAGGGAACTTATGGTTCTAAGGTTGGTAGGCCAAAAGCTAAGAAAACTACCAAAAAAACAACTAAAAAAAAAGTTAAAAAAATGTAGCCATGCCTAAAAAGAAACTTGGTCTATACGCAAACATCCATGCAAAAAGAAAGCGTATTAAAGATGGCTCTGGTGAAAAGATGAGAAAACCAGGATCTAAAGGCGCACCTACAGCAGCTAACTTTAGAAGAGCAGCTAAGACTGCTAAGAAAAGATGACAGTAGCAGCTACCACAGAATTAGAAGCAATTAACGTAATGTTAAGTGCGGTAGGAGAAGCACCTATAAACTCTCTTACAGGCACGTTACCAGTTGATGCAAGACAGGCACAAAGTTTTCTTAATGAAGCTAGTAAAGAAATACAAAGTGAAGGTTGGTCATTTAATTATGAGTATGACGTAGTTCTTACTAGGGATGCAGGTAATAGTGTTGCCTTACCTACAAATGTTTTACGTGTAGATGTAAGTGTTGCAAATCATCCTGATATAGATCCTGTACAAAGAGGTTTAAAATTATACGATAGAAAAAATCATACATTTTCTTTTACAGAAGATCTAAAAGCTGAAATAGTATATTTTTTAGCGTTTGATGAACTACCAGAACCAGCAAGAAGATATATAAATTTAAAAGCTGCAAGAGTTTTTATAGATAGAGTTTTAGGTGATGATGGATTACGTGGATATACACAACAAGACGAAGTAAGAGCAAGAGCAGTATTATTAGATTCTGATGCTAGTATTGCAGATCATAATGTTCTTACAGGAGATCCAGCAATATCAGGTAGATTTAATACATTTATGCCACATAAAGCATTAATTAGGTAACTATGGGACTTGTATCTAGAGCTATACCTACTTTATTAAGAGGTATATCACAAGCTGCGGATGCGACAAAACAAGCTGACCATGCAGATTTACAAGACAATGCAAACAGTAGTCCAGTACAAGGATTAACAAAACGTAGTGGTTCTCAGTTTGTTACTGCTATTAGTTCATCTACGTTAGGTAATGTACATATACAAACTATAAATAGAGATACAACAGAAAGATATATAGCAATATTTAGCAATGGTAATGTCAAAGTTTACGAGCTTGATGGTACAGAACTTACTGTTAATAAACCTGATGGTACGACATATTTAAATACATCTAACCCTAGAGATCAGATAAAAACAGTTACTATTGCTGATTTTACATTTGTTGTAAATACTAGCGTTACAGCAGCTATGGACACTACTTTGTCTCCTGGCAACATCACGCAAGCTGTTGTATTTGTAAATCAAGTCTCAGATAAGACTACATATACTTTGACAGTAGATGGCACTACAGCAACAAAAGATACGTCAAGCGATAGTACATTAAGTACAACAACAGTCGCTACAGCACTAAAAAACGGATTATCAGGATTATCAGGATTTACTATTGCACAAAACGGTGCTGTATTACATATCAAGAAAAATGATGGCAGTAATTTTTCTATAGATGGTACTGATACACAAGGTAATTCACATCTTACGGTAGTTAAAAACTCAGTACAAAGATTTACAGATTTACCTACAGTATCGCCAAATGGCATGGTAGTAGAAGTTAAAGGTGATGAATCAACTAATTTTGATAATTATTACGTCAAATTTGTTACGAATAACGGTGGTGCATTAGAAGAAGGTCAATGGGAGGAAACAGTAGAAGCTGGTATAACTTTTAAATATAACTATGACACTATGCCACACGTTTTAATACGTCAGGCAGATGGTAATTTTAGATTTGCAAGAGTAGATGGAGATACATATACAATATCTGGAACTGATTTTACATTACCTAAATGGGGTGAAAGAACTGTAGGTGATTTAGAGTCAGCACCTAACTCTTCATTTATAGGTACAAATATAAATAATGTATTTTTCTTTAGAAATAGATTAGGTTTTCTTGCAGATGACAATGTTGTTTTATCAAGAGTAAGTGAGTTTTTTAACTTTTTTCCAGAAACAGTTTTAACTGTTGTAGATTCAGATCCTATTGACGTAGCTGCATCACATACAAAAGTTGCAATATTAAAAAATGCAGTAACTATGGGTGAACAGTTAATTTTATTTTCAGATCAAACACAATTTGTACTAGCTACTTCATCAGATACATTAACACCAAAAACAGCTAACGTTATAGTTGCAACAGAGTTTGAAAGTAGTGATCTTGTTGCACCTGTAGGTTCTGGTAGTTCTATATATTATTTAACAGATAAAGGGCAGTTTGCAGGTGTTAGAGAATATATAACACAAGAAAATGCAGCTATAAAAGATGCAGCAAACATAACTATACACGTACCAAGACTTATACCAGTAAATATATTTAAGTTTGCAGTATCTACTAATGAAGATGTTTTAGTATTACTTGGTTCTGATAATCCGAATAAGTTATATGTAAACAGATGGTTGATAGGAGATAATAATAGAAAAATATTAAATTCTTGGTCAACATATACATTTAATGCAAGTAGAAGCATAAAAAATATTGATTTTATAGGTACAGATATGTTTATTGTTTTTGAAGAAGCTAATAAAGTTACCTTAGAAAAAATACCATTTGAAGCAAATTTTAGAGAAACATATGCAGATTTTGAATATCATTTAGATCATAAGGTTACAGAAGCTACTACTGGTGTAAGTGTTTCATATAACTCGGGTACAGATGTTTCTACATTTACAGTTCCATACAGATTAAGAGCAAAAATGACTGTAGTAGGTAGGTATCTTAATACAGGAGAAACTAGCACATTTGTAGATACACAAGGCAATACAAAAAATCTGAAGCCTGGACAAGTCTTATTGACTGCTAATACTACAGACGGATCTACTTCTACAATTACAATAAGCGGTGATTATAGAAATAGTAAATTTATAATTGGCGAACCATACGAAATGCACTATAGATTTAGTACGCAAAGACTTACACAAAGTAGTGGAGGTCAAAATCAAGGTGAGGTAATTAGTGGTCGATTACAACTACGTAATTTTTATCTTAAATTTGAAGATACTGGATTTTTTAAAGTAGAAGTTACACCACAAAATAGAGATACAAGTATTCATAAATTTACTGGTAGATTTTTAGGAGCAGCTTCTAGTGCTATAGGTCAGATAAATTTAGAAACAGGTACATTTAAATTTCCTGTTATGAGTAGAGCAGACAGGGTTACAATAGACGTAAAAAATGATACGTTTTTACCTACACAGTTAGCTAGTGCAGAATACGAAGCACAGTTTCACGTAAGGAGTAGAAGGATATAATGGGTTATTTAAGAAAGTCTAATAACAAGGATCTAGATTATGTTATAAAAAACATGAGAGTTATAGACAAAATAGAAGCATTTTATCAGAGTGGTCAAAGTCCAGAGGATGCAGTAGCTTATAGTTATTTATGTAGCAATATTACTATGACAGTTGCAGGTGACAACGATCAACCTATGGGATTATGTGGTGTAGCAGATAATAAATGTATATGGTTTGTTGCTACAGACGAATTATATGCAACAAAAAAATATAGAATACAACTTATTAGAAAAGGTAAGGAATGGGTTGATAGTTTATTAAAAACCCACGATTATTTATATAATTATGTGTATAAAGAAAATACAAATGCTATTAAGTGGTTAAGATCTATGAATTTTAATTTTATAAATTTACATCAAGAGTTTGGTTATCAAAAACAACCTTTTTATGAATTTATGAGGATAGTATAATGTGTGTTTTTGCTGCCCCTGCTGTTGCTGGTGCTGCTGGTGCTGGTACTGCTGCAAGTCTTGGATCTGCTGCTGCATTTAGTTCCGCTTTTACTGCTGCACCTTTAGTAGCTGCACCTGCTATAACTCTACCTGCTGCAACTTCAATATTTAGCCCTGCTGCCTTTGCTGCTGCTGCACCTGCTATACCTTTTGCTGCTGGTTTATCTGCACCTTTAGTAGCTGCACCTAGCAGTTTTCTTGGATTAGGTGCTGCTGCAAAACCTTTTATGGCAAGACAAGGATTAAATCTTTTTGCAAAAGGATTTAGTGCTATACAACAAAGGAGAATAGCAAATCAGCAAGCACGATACGCATACGAAGCTGCAAGACGAGGTGCGGAAGCTGCTGACCTTGCATTTTCTAGAGAAGTAGAAGCCACAGCATCTAGATTAAAAGAAGAAAGAGCTAGTGCAGCACAACAAAAATTAACAGCCACTATAAAAGGTATGAGGGCTAGAGCAGCAATAAGAGCAACAGAAAGATCAGGTCTTACAATAGATTTATTATTACAAGATGCAGAAAACCAAGCTGCTAATCTTAGAGAAGCTATAACACAAACTATGGACACACAAGTAAGACAATATTCTAGGGATGTACAAGCATTTGAAGCTAAAAGAGATAGTAGAAGAAACCAACAAATAGATTTGCAAAATCAAGCATATGTTAATGCACAAAAAGCACCTACACTACTAGATACTATTGCATCAGCAGCAAATCAAGGTTTACAAGATTACACAACCCTTAAGGCACTAGCATGACAGACTCTTACATAGGAACAGAATTTAAATCTGGAACAAGACCTAGAGATACTTTTGTACAACAAAGTAGAGTTGCTCCTGTAAATACACAAGATGCTATAGGTCAACTTGCTAGTGCATTATCAACAATTAATCCAGGATTAAATAAATTAATAGAGCAAAATATAAAAGAAAGAATTGCAGAAGATCAGGCAGAAGGACAAAGGATGGCAATAGAAGAAACTGTAGATAGTGGTGGTTTTTTAAATGTTGTAGATAATTACAGAAAGAAAAATGGTGATATAGCTGCTAATAATTTGATTGGTGGAAGTATGTTTATACAAGGACAATATGAAAGAACGAAAGCACAATTAGGCCAACAGTCATTAAAAAATGCACTAGATAATGGTTATACAAATACACTTTTGCCATATGTAGATGAAGAAACAGGAGAAACAAAAGAAAAACCTATAAATGCTTTTGCACCTAACGATCCTG